CTCTACAGTCGCGAGAGTGTCCCGTATGACGGGCCAGCGACACTTGGTACGGTTTCCAAACACAGGCAATGGAGATCGTTTAACGTTAAGGCGTTATAAATCACCGGACACTCACAGCACTAACCCACACTAACGCAACGCAGATCTTACTCCTTCGGATAAATCCTCATGAGAGCAAGCTGCGCGTTACACAGTGCGTGAAAATAACCGTGATTCTCCGGATCACATCAACACCCAACACATCAAACATACACGTGCCCTCACGTGCACTCAGCATGTGCATTCCGCACTAAGTTTATGTGTCATGCCACGTAACCAGGTCCCCTTATCCTGCTTCGCCAGCTAGCTTGCCACTCACGCCTTGTAAGGCTAATGAGCTTCCTCTTGAAGTTCGTGTAATTCTGCCATCGAGAATCACCTTCCCTCCGAAGATTCCGTATCAGACAAGTCAAGCATGCTACTAACAGGCAGTAGGCCGACACCTAGTCACGCGACACAAAGCCCACTGGAACATTGTCGCCTAGTTCCAGCTCGCGCCCCGCGGGTTCCACCGTGATGGCATCGATGACAACCCAGTCATCCTCCTCATCACGCATAACACCGACCTTCGCACATCCAAGGGTCTCATACATCGTCACCATGCCCGCCTCCTCGTACGTCAGAGGCGCTGGTAAATGGGTCACTTTTGATATCTTACACCATAGCCGGTCATTGTGACGCAGATTTCTCTGCGCCATTTGACGGGCCAAGGTGTCTCCCTTCAAGAGATCCCCAAGGTCATACGATGCATCATACAAAAGATCCACGGATTTGGTCCCAATCGCTCTTGCATACTCCTGAACACCTGGATCATCCTTGTGAAAAGTTAAGTTAACGGGGGGCAACTTGTCAGCAGCAAGCTGATGTACCGCCCAACTCTTTTCTCCCAACGGCAAAGCCTTCGGGCGCAGCCGCGAGTAATTCAAACGAATTAGTCGCATGCGGCGCCTATCCAGCTCGTCCGGTAAGAAAAAGCCAGTAAACCCCAAGCCGCCACACCAAGTGGGGACATAATGAGGTATCCTGAAACTTCGCACAAAATCACCATGCTCAAGAAAGAAGAGTTTATGAACCCTTTTCTTTTTTTCGATGTCATGCCCACAATCCTCCATCAGCATTCTATAATTGCAAGATGTTTGCGCAATTCGTTCGGCTCGAGGGTAAATGCTCACATTGCCTCCTTTTTTGGCAACACCCTTGAGTAAACCCATATTTAAAGCATAAGTCGAGCGGTAGACGCCCTCCTCATACAAAAAATTACGTGAGTTAATTTGCGCAAATTCACTGGTGAAATACGTCTTTCCGATAGAGGGAGACAATCCGACATATGCACCCACACGCTCCCACAATTTGTAAGCACCATCAGACGACTGCATACAAAGGTCATCGCCGTTAACAAGGATTGGCATATCTCGAAGAGATTCCAAGTCCGTTGTTGCGATAGACCCTGTATCATAGCAGCGTATGATCTTAGCAATTGTGGCGTTGCAGATGCACAGCCCAACGAATGAGTTAACGAAACCCATCGGCTGTCCGTCCGTTTGACGGCGACCTTGCCTCCCCCTTGTGGATGGATCAAGGATGATATTTTCGACCATTCCAGCAACAAGAAGCTCCCTGAGCTCGTTGCTTAACCTGAAATGATCGGCTATCTCCTCACTATAGATCCTCGAAATCCACGATCGGATGTTATTTGTCGCAGCAGTGTAATCTCCATTCAGGAACTTCTTTCCTGGCTCCAGCCGACCAAGGCGGGACGCTATGATATCCATTGTTACAGGCTCACCTGTTAACACAAACACTGGATGGCGTTTCAGTTGCCGAGCCAGCTCTATCTGCAAGTGTGCAGTAGCCATATAGAGGTCACCTGGGCCTTTCGTGATCACGCGAACCTTAAGAGGTTCGGCGAGACCGATTGGCTTTAAGTGAAGCTCCTGACCACGTGCTTTACGGACAGCGCTAGCTCGACAACCGCCCAGCGATTGTGCAAAGGCCTGTTCCAACTCAAGGGTTGTAGCAAATTTGAATCTACTAGACCCCTTGAGATCTTCCCATTCATCAATGAAGTCAATGCACTCTTCCATTGGACCCAGGTAACCACCTGGCCTTGCGAGTTCACTGACACGTGCGTCTTCATTGCCGAGAAAATCACGGACACCACCCCCATCCTTGATACTGGAATCAACCGTTGCCCTGGTTGCAGGGAAGATTGGCTTTTCGAGCCAACCCTCCTCCGGGACTTGTTGGAAAACCTCCTGTATCACACTCCGCATCACAAGACGAACAAACGGTTCGTCTATAACACCTTCACCCTCATCCCACAATTCCTCCCAGCCGTCCAACATCTGGCGCGGCCTCCAAGGATTGTCTCCCCACAGCGCGTAAGTCCCCTCGGCGAATCGGGGGACTGGCTTTGCCCCTGTCAAAGACTCGAACGTGTCAATGACAGAAGCGGCGATCGTCTCTTCACTAGGACGCGGGCAAATGAGTTTCACTGATGCAATCGTTGACAAAAAGCTATGGCGCTTATCTTGATAAGCCCGCCATTGACCCTTCGACATTGCACACTCATTGCGCGCCCTCACAATACCATTCAGCCAAGTGTGAAGCTTGCCATTGAACAACTTCCCAGCTAAGTCTTTCGATGTAGTAAATGGATTGGCCACCGGTTCAGTACCATAGTGAAACGCTAAAAAAGCATTCAACTTGTACTTGCAAACCTTTAACCAATTCCCATCCAATTCATCTACTAAACCCAGCCAGTGATTGATCGTTGACTCCGGGAGCGAATCGCCCCGGTACCCCAATGACCGAACAGCATAGAGAATAGCAACAAGGCACTCCTTCATTTCCGAGTGTCCAACCTTGCCCTCTATCGCCTTATCACATCCATGCCTTGGATTGGCATGTGGCCTAATTTTACACGGTACATTTTTCGATGTGTACCTACCAACCTGGCTCAACGGTCGGGTTTGTCCCCTGTGTTTCGGTCTTTCACCGACACCCCGGGATCTTGGAGTGGTTGCTGATGCTACCGTTGTGGTTAGCAGCATCCTCAGTTCTAGCGTTTATTCTCCCAATCGTCTGATTAGGATGGAAA